CCTGTGATAGGATCACTTGGATGCTCAACACGAACCGCTGTGATACGCGAGGCTAGGCCTCGTAGTTAAGCATGTTCGTGGATGAGCTAACTTGTGGTACTTAAGCATATTTTACTCACCCGGGAAAGGACACCTTTATCTCTTTGTTCAGGCAAAAATGCCTTTTCATCGTAACCTGCTGTCGACAAATCGTAGTCGTCGATAAGTAAACATACTACAGAAAACTCATGTGTTTCAAGAGTTAGAACCAGTCTAAATGACGGTATGCGCAATACGTTACTGCGTAAGCCCGTAACCTTTATGGTAAGGAAGCACACGTGGGTGTACTGATCAGTCCCCTCTGACAGATCTATGGTCGTAATCAACGACTGACTACCCCTTTATGGGAGGGTAACATATTGGGACGCCTTATAAAGTCCCCTTTGCCACTTTGTGGCCGAGCAAACACCTCTAAATGCCCGAGGGCTCATTTATGAGCCAACAAATTTGAGGAATCCCCAGACCCTCGTTCTAGAACTTTCCAGTAGGGTAGACGAACTCCCGGTGGACATCCCCTTGTGGGTTCCGGTTTGCCAAGCGGCAACTCTTATCACGTAGTGGAGACGTGATTTTACAGACTCTATCCAAAAGATCGATCAATAGAATGATTCAAACTTCGAGTAATAGACTTGCATTATATACAAGCGGATGCAAGTGATGTATCTCGATTTAATGGGCCGTCATTCAAAGTTCAAGGCTTCAAAGCTTTATGACGTAGTACGCTTCATGGCACCTTGTAGGATTAATATTCCACTCGGGGTCAACTGAGCTAAATCATTACTAAAAGTCCAAACGCGAGCCAAATCATTTTCAACAGAAAATACAAGAATAAAACAAACAGACGAAGAACCCGCAAGCTGAGCTTTTTAGCTCGCTTGCGTCGTCACACTCGGTCAGTTAAGGCAGTACCAAAGCCTTCTGACCACCCTTTGCCGCTTCACGAAGTGCGGCCTGGAGTCGAATTAGTTTCGAGCATATGTACCCACAAAGTTGGGGAATGTGTGCGATGCTTAGCGACTCCTATTTTCAACAAGGCTGGAAA